TCGCGCCACGCCATGTAAACGAACTCGCCCAGCGCCTTCTGCTCAGGCGTCGCGGACTTCGATTTGCAGATTCGGAATCGCTTGCAATCACTCACGATGTTCCACCTCGTTTCCTTGTCCCATTTCACGCAACGCCCTTCGCCGCACGGAAATGATCGAGCCACCGATATGCCGTTGCGCGGGATACGCTGAACCTGTCCCGCAACTGCTGCGCCTTGGCGTCCGGGTTCGCGGACAGCCACAGCGCCACCCGGAAATACAACTCGGGAACCGCCGCATGGCAGGCTTCCGCCGCGCGGCCTGCCGGCCCAGCGGCCCAGCTCACTGCTGCCCCCGCATAGGCAGCACCGTCTTGCCAAGAAGTTCGGACACCTTCCGCCGGCACTCGGCGACGGTTTCCGGATTTGCCGGCTTGCGTTCGTGCGTCAGCGCCAGGTCGCGCACCGGACGCGGCATCGCCTCCAAAAACTCGGCCGGCGCCGGCCAACGCTTGGCCGTTCGGCTGAGGATCAAGAACGCATCACGGAAACGCGACTTGTCGCGCGCTTCGTCCCACGCCCGGTCAAAGGTCAGCGCATCCATCCATGCCTGCGCCGTGCCCGGCAGCATTTCAGCCGCCGGAGTCCGATCCAACGAGAGGCACGCCAGTTTCTGCAGCCCCGTCAGGATTTCGATTTCCAGCCATCCGTTCACGTTTCATCGCCTCCAAAGCCATCAGTCCCTGCATCTGTTTCCCGGCTTGCGGTGGTGCCGCAGGCCCGGCGCGTTCGTTCGGTTTCAGCCAGTCGGCCTCCAGCCCCTGCGAGCCGCGCCGGCACCACACGGCCAGGAATTGGCCGAACGTCATCCCCGCCTTCCCCGCCTCGGCCCGCGCTTCGCGGACGACGGTTGCGGTCACCGGGGCACGCTTGGCCCTTCGCAGCGCGAGCCAATCCGTCCACGTCTGCGGGTCCACGTCCTCCGGGCAAGGCGGCGCGCTCGCGCGCCCCTGCTTTTGCTTTTCTGGATTAGTGGATTGATGGATTAGTGGATTAGGGTTTTTTTCGCTTTCGTTTGGGTTCCCACTCGTAACCCGCTCGGAACCAAGTGGGTTTCCTTTGGGTTTCCGTGGTCGTCCACCGGCTTTCCCGTTATCCCGGTTCCGCTGGGCGGCCTGCTCGGCCAGAACGAACTCTTCCTCTACCCGCGCCTGCACATAGCGCCCATCGACCAGCACGAAGAAATCGGCCAGTACGGCGTCCAGCGCGGCGAGTTCATCGGGCGTGCGGCAGCGGGAGATGCGGACGGCCTCGGCCCTTGTGGGCGCTTGTTCGCGGTCGTAGTACGCATCCAGCAGGAGGGTATAGACGCCATGCTCCAGCACCGACAGGTGTCCGGCTTTCTTGGCGTAGTCCCCGACGTGCCGCTTGTAGTAATTCACCGCGCCCCCTGTTAGTCCCGCGTCACTCGCCCTTGTCGATCCCCGCAACCACCCACTGCGCCTGCACCCGCTTGATTGCCTTCGCGGTCGGATTGCAGTTCGGGCATTCCCTGGCCTCCCTCGCGTTCCGCATGGCGACGTACCTGGGCACGGCGCGGTTGCGGCGTGTGAAGCGAACCAGCGCGTTCCAGACGGGGTTCACAGGTGGATGCGACCCAATAGACGTTCCAGCCGCGCATTGATGTTTCGTGCGCCGTCAATGCGGCCGTTGAGCATTTCAGCGAGTGGCGTTGCAGAGCTGGTCAGCGCGTTTTCGCTGGGCTTGGTCGGCAGCTCAGACACAAGAACGTGCGAGAGACGTTCTTCCAACCGGGAGATGATGGCGAGCGTTTCCGATTGCGTGGCAGCGAGTTCGCCGTGCTGCGCCTCGACCGGGGTTTGCTCGCGGCGCGCAATCGTGACGCAACCGTAATCGGCAGCCATGTTTGCATAGGGTTCCATTTCGATTTCCTCAGTTATGCCGCGTCGCGCGGCGGGTTTGTGCGGACGCCAATCTCGGCAATCCAGCGGTTCACGGCGGCGGGGAAAATGGTCTCCGCGCGCCACTTGTCGAAGGCCCATTCGCGTAGGGCGTGACCGGCGTTGTCGCGCTGGAGCGCGTCTGCGCGCATGGCGGCCGGCAGGTAGCCGGGACGGCCGTAGCCCTTCCATCCGGATTCGGGGAGGCTCATGCGGCGGCGTCCGGCGGGTCTTTCTGCGGCATCGGCCGCGTGTGCTTGATGAGCCACCGCTTGTTGCGCTCGGCCTGAATGTCCACGATGTTGTTGGGCGGTTCGGGCGCGCGTTCCGGCTTGCGGAACAGGCGTTTCAGGCTGGCGAAGGTGAGTTTCATTCCCCCTCCCAAACGACGTCAAGCTCGTGCATTTCACGCCTTGCGCGGGCTTCGGAGATGGCCAGGTCGCGGGCGTTGCAGCGGGCCTTGTGGCGCTTGATCGCGGCGGCGAACGTGGCCGCCAGCTCCGGGTCCGGGTCGAAGTCCAGCGCATCACGCGACGCTGACTTTGCGGCTGGCACGCTATGGCTGGGGAGAGTGCGGGCGGCCATTTATGCGGCCCCCTTGCAAGCGTTCGCGGCCTTGCGCGGATCGCCTTTGCAGAAAACAAGCACGTTCTGGTGCGTCTTTGCCATCTTCCTGGTGGCGTCGAATTGCTTAGTAACCCGCATTGACGCGGAGCCTACGGACGTGACAAGAATTGCCTCGTTGTAAAGCCGCGCGCCGCATTCCTCAAACGCGCGAATCGTCGTGCTAACGAAGTCCCGATAAAAGCCCTTCGGGTCGCGGAAGTCGCCCACCACGAAACACGCGAAACGATCATCTTTCAGCTTGCCGACCGCGCGCAGAATGATGCGCTTGTAAGCGGCCACGAACGTGTGCCATTCCATGTTCGACAGGTCGGCGGGGTCGTCGCTGTAAACCTCTAGGTCACCGTATGGCGGGCAGCTAAAGATGAAATCAGCGGCAGGGGCGGATGCGAGCGTTTCCATGCTGTCACCGCAAACCCATTGCGGCTTGTTGCCGGCGCAGATTGTTTCGGCTTGCGCGCGGTTCGCCTCGACCTGTTCCGCGCGAAGGTCGCAACCCCAATAGTTCAAGCCAAGCTGCGCCGCTACGATGCCGCGAACGCTGCCGCCAGCAAAAGGATCGACAACCTGCCCCCCCCCAGCACAAAACCAGCGGTAGGCGGCTTCACACAAGGCAGGGTCAAAAATGCTTGTGCCCTGCTCTTGCGAGGTTTCGCGCAGCCCTTCCTTTTGCCGGTAGTAGTCAAAAGATTTTGCGGCCCCGGAGTAAGCAAGCTCATCTGCGCGCCCGACTTCGCTCTTGATCCCTAGCGATGCCCACGCCCGCTTACGTTCCTGCCATTCGCCGGATCGCGCATCCAGCACAGTGAACGGCGGAAACAGGAACCGTTCCGCAACCGGGCCGGAGGGCTTCGGGGCCATCGACGCGCCGAACATATCGACGCCATAGAGCGCGCTCATGCGGCCTCCCGAAGCATCGCCGCGAGCCGGTCAACTTCCCGCTGCTCGGTCACGCCTTCGATGGCGGCTTGCATGTCGCGGAATTGGCGCAGCAGCAGCGAGCCGGTGGCGGCGCAGAGCGGAAGCACCAGCGGTTCGGGAATGGGCCGTGCGCCCTTACGGAGCTGACAGACGTAGGCTTCCGACTTGCCGATGCAGGCCGCGATATACGCCAGCTTGTGCCCGCCAGCGCGGATGGAAACCGCCAACGCCTGCGCGTCGGATTCGACTTGGCGCAGCAGTTTTGCCGGAGCCGGCGTTGGGCCGCGATGCAGCCCGAATGCCAGTTTCAGCGTGTTTTGCTTGTCTCCGGTTGCCATGACTTGCCTCCTCTTGCCAAGCCGTTTCAGGTACAAAAAACCCGCGCAAACTTCGCGCGGGAACGGGGATTACGAATCTTTCTTATTCGGCAAATCGGAGACCAGCTCGATGCAGGTCACGCCCGTCATGTGTTCGATGGCAGGCGCATACTTCGGCGCGGCCCATCCCCGCTTGACCCAGCGGTTGACTTCCTGCGGGGCCAGGTCGAGGCGGCGTGCGAGTTCGGCCTGAGTGGGCGGCGTAAGCCGTTGGATAGCTGTGTCAATGGCCTTCATGCGGCCATCTAAACACAATGTTCAGTCTAAGTCAACGGGCTGTTTATTGCGGCCGACGAGCGGTAAACAGGACAATCAACAAATGATTGATGCCGCACCATTCAGCGCCCGCCTCGACGCAGCCCTTGCGATGAACCGCATGGACAATGCGATGTTCGCCGCATTTTTCGGGCCGACCGGGCAACAAAAGGTCAATGGCTGGCGCAGACGCGGCAGGATTGGACAGCCCAGCGTCGCCCATGTGCGCGACTTGTTGCCACGCACAAACATCGACTGGTTGCAGGAAGGCATCGGCGACCCTGAACGGTTAACCGGAGTCGCTGAATCTTCACGCAACTATGACGTTCGGCAGTCTTACGAAGCGCGATTAGACCTGCATACACTTGCCAAGGCGGTAAGGGTGATGACGGCCGACGAGGACGCCAACAGCCGATATTCCCCGCTAATGCACGCGACCAGGCTCCTTGAGTATTACGACCGCCTTGCACAGGGCGAGCGTGAGTCCGACCTGATTGCGCTGGTTCTAAGGCCACAGGGAAAACAGGGGGCAACACATGAAAAAGGAAGCACAACCGCCAGATAACGTCGTGGAATTGTTCGCGCCGAACGAAGAGCGGAGCGTTCCGCCATTGAGTGATAACGAAGTGCTGCTGCTGCGGCAGTTCATCCGCGAGTTCGCGGTGATCCGCGCAACCTGCCCGATGGCGGTGCGCGCCTTGTCCACCCGAAGTTGACCCCTGCCCTGCCGTCCAGACGAAGCCCCGCAAGGGGCTTTTTGTTGCCTACCGTTCGTCGGCAAGTCCTAAACACACTGAACATTGTGTTGACTTCGCCTAAACGATGTGTTTAGATACCCCCATCGCCCCACTCCACGGGGCGGAGGGGATTGAGATGGCAACGCACGGTCTGGACTGCAACAACTTGCGCAGGAGCCTGTCCGAACGGTTCGCGCTGGAAACGGGCGCACGCCTTCACTACTGGATCGCCTTCGTGGCGACCGTGGCCTTCGGTCTGGCCGTGGCGGGTGTGCGGTGAGAGGGGTGGATGTGCTGGCG